TCTCTCGGCAACGTATGACCACCCGATATTGACCGGGCTTGGCTGGAAGCTCATGGGGGCACTGGAAGCCGGGGACAACTTGCTGCGCGATGAGCATGGCCTTGACGAAGTAGGAGGGGTCCAGAGCGCGGTCCACGCGGAAGCGAAATATGACCCAGCCCTCAGCGATGACCCTCTCGTCGCGCTTGCGCGAGCGTTCGAGCTTGTGCCCTCCGACATCAATCTCGAAAGCGATCTTGATGTCAGGGCGCGCGAAGTCGAGGATCGCAGCGTTGCCTTCGTACTGTGGAATCCAGAGAGGATCAAAGGCGACCAGTGCGCACAGCATCATCTGTTCGCGGTCGCTCATGCGCTCAAGAAGTTGGGGCGCTACCGTTTTGGCGATCTTTTGGCGAACATCAAGAGAGACAGTGCCGCCTCGCAGCCGGTCGCCGTTCCTGGCGAAGTTGCCGGCCTCTGTGTTCGATTGTTTGACGCGCTCCGATACGCCGGGCATGCGGCTAGGGTTGCGCTCAAGCATGCGTTTCGAATGCAAAGAGTAAGCCTGAGCGGTCTGCTTCGTCTGGCCCCAGGCCCAATGCTCGATGCCGGCAGGCGCGACACGCCGGCCGCTTTGGAAGTCGAGTGCAGCTTGCTGTTGCTTGCTCCTGACGGGGATGCAATGCCGGCGAGCGGCGGAAGAAAGGCATCCGTTCGCCAAGCCCTCGGCGCGTTCGATGTCGCGCAGGGAGCGACCGGCGCCGATGTGCTGGTCGATGATGAGGCTTCGGAGTTGAGGATTGTCTTTGCCCATGATCGCGTTGTCGCACTGGAATTGCAGAAGTACAATGATACCGTGTACGACCTAGAAGTGCAAGGCGATGCGTCGTATATAGCCTCTGGAATTGTCGTTTCAAATTGCCGGTCATCCTCGGTGCCGGTGGTCAAAAGCTGGAAAGAGTTGGGCATCGACATCGATGATGCGACCCCTTCGACCCGTGCATCACTCGACGGCCAGGTGCCCGCGGAGCAGACATACGGGGAATGGATCAAGAAGCAAAGCGCGGCAAGGCAGGATCAGGTTCTGGGTCCGACGCGCGGGGCGCTGCTCCGTAATGGTGGCGTTGCGGTGGATATGTTCTACACCGACCGCGGCCGATTCCTGACGTTGAAAGAACTAGCTGAACGCAACGAAAGAGCGTTCGCCAAAGCGGGCGTGACGCCGTAATTTAGGCTGACCGCTCACACGCATACAGAGCCCGCCTAGCGCGGGCTTTTTGCTGTCTGGCCGCCATGGGAAACCTCGGCGGCCTTTTGCATTGGCCCGGCAAAGCCGGCCACCCACTTCGCGGCCAGGCCGCACAACCCAGGCCCAAGGGGTCGAAACCATGCCCATCTGGAAACAATCACTTCTCCGCAGGTATCACCAATCCCCCGCCGATGACGGCACCGGGGGCGGCGTAGGCGACGATCAAGCGGCGGCCATCAAGGCTGCTGTTGACGCCGCTGTGGCCGGGCTGAAGGCCAAGAATTCCGAACTGCTGGGGTCGCTCAAAGAGCGCACCGACAAGCTCAAAGAATTTGATGGCATTGACCCGACCGCCGTGCGCGCGATCTTGACCAAGTTCGCCAGCGAAGAAGAAGCCGCGTTGCTCGCCAAAGGCGAAATCGACACGGTACTCACCAAGCGCACCGAGCGCATGCAGGCCGAACACGCCAAGACCATCAAGGCCGAACAGGACCGCGCGACCCGAGCCGAAGGCAAAGCCTCCAAGCTCGCCGCCCGAACCCTGGCCGGTGCGGTTCGTGACGCCGCCATCAAGGCCGGGGCTTACCCGGAGGCGATGGAGGATATCGTTCTTCGTGCCGGTTCGCTCTGGCGCCTGAACGACGAAGGCGAGCCCGTAGCGATGAACGGCGAGGAAGTGATTCTGAGCAAGGACGGCAAGACGCCGCTGACGACTCAGGAGTGGGCTGAATCCCTGCGGGAAACCGCGCCGCACCTGTGGCCCAAGGCCCAGGGTTCCAACGCTCCGGGCTCTGGCTCTGGTGCGCGCAGCGGCAAAACGATGACAGAAGCGGCCTTCCAAGCCCTTCCCCCCAAACAACGAGCGGCCGCGATGGCCGCTGGTGTGCGGGTCATCGCGTAAACGATCCTTCTTCACACAACCAACGGCCCGCCATGAGCGGGCTTTTTCAATTCTGAAAGTCCAATCATGCCAAATGTCTTTACCGCTTTGCAGCCCGTTCTCTACAGCGCTGCGCAGGAAGTTTCCAACGAGCCCTTCGGCGTCGTCTCGGCCATCGCATCGAGCTTTGACGACAAGGGCGTTGCCATCGGCGACAAGGTGCGCGTGCCCATCGCGCCGACTGCGGCCACGAGCGACTACACCCCGGCGATGACCACCACCGCAGGCGCAGATGCCACGGCATCGAACGTCGAGGTTGAAATCACCGCCAACAAGCACGTTACGTGGCACTTGACCGGCGAGCAGTTGCGCTCGCTTGAAAACGGCAGCACGGATGGCGAATGGGTGCGCCAGATGGTCGCGCAGGGCATGCGCGCGCTGCGCAACGGCGCGGAAGTGGCGTGCGTGACGGCCATCAAGCAAGGCGCATCGCGTGCGGTCGGCACGGCCGGCACCAACCCATTTGCGTCGAACATCGACATCATCCCTGATGTGCGCAAGGTGCTGTTTGACAACGGCGCGCCGATGGCTGATCTGCAACTCTGCATCGACTCGACCGCCGGCACTTCGGCCCGCAAACTCGGCATCATCCAGCAGGCTTATCAGGCCGGCAGCGACGCAGAGCGCCGCTCTGGCGACCTGATGCGCCAATTCGGCTTCCAAATCCGGGAGTCGGCCGGCGTCTCGCTGCACACCAAGGGCACCGGCGCGTCCTACGTCACCTCTGGCTCGACGGCTGTTGGCGTGCGTGACGTGGCGCTTGTCACCGGCACCGGCACAGTGCTTGCGGGCGACGTGGTGACCTTTGCGGCTGATTCGGCGAACAAGTATGTCGTCAACACTGGCGTTGCCGCGCCCGGCACGATCACCTTGGGCCGCCCCGGCGCTCGCGTGGTTATCGCCACCGCGAATGCGCTGACGGTTGGCAACAACTACACGTCGAATCTTGCGTTCGAGCGCAACGCGGTTGTCGGCATCATGCGCCCCCCGGTGATGCCTGACAACCCGCTGATGCAGAAGACGCTTATCAGCGACTCGATGGGCATGACCTATCTGCTGGTTCAGATCGCGGGCGACGGTATGGCGACGTGGCGCCTGCACCTGGCCTACGGCTTCAAGGTCGTGCAAGGCGAGCACGTTGCCATCGTCCTTGGCTAAATCAAGCGCTGGGGCTTCGGCCCCGGCCTTTTCTACCTGCGCCACGGGCTGACGCAGATCGAAAGGAAACGAACATGGCAGGACTGACGAAAGAGCAACGCGCCGCGAAAGCCGCGCTTGCGCCAACGGCCGAGGCGCCGCAAAGCGACGATGACGGGCTGGTCGTGGTCGAGAAAGACGGGCAGACCTTGCGCGCGCATCCGACCTGCGTCGAGTCGCACAAGGCGGCCGGCTGGAAACTGAAAGCCTGACGTGCCGCTTACTGTCGAAAACGGGACCGGGCTGGTGGATGCCGAGAGCTTCATCAGCGTAGCCGACGCAAGCACCCGCCACACCGCGTTCGGCAACGCCGCGTGGGCTGCGCTGGCAAGCGACACCGTGCGCGAGCAGCTGCTGCGCCAGGCCACGGCAAAGATGGAGGGCGAGTACCGCCTGCGCTGGAATGGCACGCGCATCAGCACCACACAAGCCCTGTCGTGGCCGCGGTATGACGTGCCCATCAAAGATGCGCCCGGCCAGTTCGGCGGCGCGATGAATGGATACGGCGTCGGCAGCTACTACCCGAACAACACCGTCCCCGCCGATGTGGCGAACGCCTGCGCGGACCTGGCGCTGCGCGCCATCACCGGCCCGCTGACCCCGGACACCGAGCGCGCGGTCAAGCGTGAGAAGGTAGGCCCGCTGGAGACGGAATACGAGCCCGGTTCGATTCAATCAACGCGCTTTGATGCGGTCGAGAACATGCTGCGCCCCTACTTGAAGGACGCCGGCATGTTCCTGCCTGTGACCCGCGCGTGACCGTTTACACCGGCCCCATCGCCACCGCGCAGCGCCTGCTGACCCGCTACGGGGCAACGGCGGTACTCACGCGCACGGCCCCAGGCGCCTATGACCCGGACACCGGAGCCACGGCGGCGGCGACCGTCACGACGCAGACCGGCAAAGCCTTCCGCGAAACCTACGCCCTGCGTGACATCGACGGAACGCTCATCAAGCGCGGCGATGTGCGGCTGATCCTGGCCCCGGAGGCTACGGACGGCACGGCGATGGTGCAGCCCGCAACAGACACCGATGTGATCGTCTTTGACGGCACCAGCTACACGGTGGTCGGAACCGACCCGCTCAAGCCCGCAGACGAGGCGGTGCTGTTCTATGTGCAGTGCCGGGGGGTGTGATGGCGCAATTCAGCATCCCGCTTGATCGGCTGGCCGCGAAGTACAAAGTGCGGCTCGATGTCGTCGTGCGCAAGGCAACGCTGGACGTGTTCACGAAGGTGGTGGAAAAAAGCCCCGTTGACACCGGGCGCTTCAAGGGCAATTGGAACGTGAGCTATGGCGCCCCGAACCTTGGCACCACAGCGAGCGTGGATGCTGGCCGCGGGCTGAAAGAAGCGGCGGGCGCAGGCCTACTGCCCGTTGGCGGTGTTGTGTACCTCGCTAACGGCCTGCCCTACGCCCGTCGCCTGGAGTACGGCTACAGCAAGCAAGCCCCCGGCGGCATGGTCCGCATTTCCGTGGCTGAGTTCGCATCCAGCATCCAGAAGGCGCTCGCATGAGCTTGGCAATCATAAGAAAGGCGTTTGAGACGCGCCTGAAAACGTGGGCCGACGCGCAGACGCCCGCTATCCCCGTTGCGTGGCCGAACGTCACCTTTACCCCGCCCGCGGGCCGGTATGTGCGCGCGTTCGTGCTTCCCGCCGATACGACCAGCGACACGCTGGACAAGTTGCATCGCGCGTACACCGGCATCTTCCAAGTCTCGCTGTGCATGCCGCTCAACACCGGCAGCGGCTCGGCAGAAACCCTGGCCGCATCGCTCGATACCGCATTCGCATCGTCAATGCTGCAAGACGGGCTGCGCATCTTCCTGACGCGCCCCATGAGCGCGGCGCCGGCCAT